CGCGGCTCGACCATCTCCGTGATCGGCGTCGATGGCGACGCGACCTCGCAGCACTTCGACCACGGGAGTTTCGACGATGTGGTGGGCAAAGAAAATTCGCGCTCGAAGGACGAGCGCCTGCGCGTGATCGATCACCTCCGCAAGGTGCGTCCGCTGTTCGACCCCGGCGCCACCATGGATTACATCGGCACGACCTGGCATTGGCAGACTGCGTGGACCTGGCTCCTGCAGCAGAAGGCCGCCGGCAAGCCGCTCGGCGTCTATCGCCAGGCCTGCTGGGAGCCGTGCGAGCCCGGCGATCCCGAGGGCGCCGACGTGCGCGGATTCGGTTGGCGCCGTCCGGTGTTCCCGCGCCGCTTCGCGATGGTGCGCTCGGCCGCTCTCGCGACCAACCGGCTGTCGCTGCTCGGCGAACGCGAGGACATGGGCTCCAGTGACTTCGCCGCGCAGTACCTGATGGACCCGGTGTCCTCGGACACGGCGCATTTTCGCCGCGAGGACCTGATGATCCTCGATCGCGGCGAGGCCTGTCCGCACTGTGGCGCCCGATGCCCGATCGTGGAGGATCTCTGGGTCGTGATGACCGTTGACCCCGCGATTTCCACGAAAAAGTGGGCCGATTACACCGCGATCGCCGTGGGCGGCTTCGATGTCGACTCGAATCTGTGGCTCCTGGCCCTCGAACAGATGAAACGCGGCGAGGACGGCGCGATTCGCGCCGTGTACGACCTGTTCAACCGCTTTTCGCGCGTGATGGCCATCGGCGTCGAGAAAACCGGATTCCAAAAAATTTACATGCGCCTTTTTCACCTCGAAGGCGACCGCCGAGGCCAGTTTTTGCCCGTGGTGGGCCTCGAACGCGATACGCACGTCTCCAAACAGGTCCGGATCGCTGGATTGCAGAAACAGTGGGAGACGAAGCAGATTCACATCCTCCGCGGGTGCTCCGCGATCGACGATCTGCTCGATCAGGCCGAAAAATTCCGTCCCGACACCGAAAGTGAGCACGACGACCTCCTCGACGCCGTCGTGGACCTCTACCAGCTGCGATTGAAGCCGCCGAAGGATTTTGCCGAGGCGCAGACGCGCCAGAAGCCGCTCGACCCCGAGTTTTATCAGCGCGCCGAGTTTGAGCAGACGTTGCTCGATAAAAAGCCTTGGCTCGACACGCTGTCGCTGCGCATCGCCTGGATGACGCGCGATCAGGGGCGTGAGGCCGCCCAGGTCGGCCCGCGCAACGAGTACCTCGGATGAATCGCCGCGGGTTCCTCGCAGGCGTCCTGGCGCTGTTCGGCGCGGCTCGACTGCCGCGCTGCACGACGCCGGCCCCACCGGTCCCGACCGCGAGCCCGCTGCTTGGCCTCATTGACGACGGGACGTATATCGCCACGCCCGAGATGCGATTCATGAGCGCGCGCATCGTGCTCGACCCCTATTGCCCGCCGGGCCAGTTGTTTTTCGTCAACGCGATGAACGCGGAGCTGGACGCAGTGACGCGAGAGCTGCAGCAGGAGCGAGCACGATGGTTCGATACCTGATTCGTCACGCGACCGCCGGCTATCGCCGCCACGTGCGATCCCTCGAGATGCGCGTGGCCTTTCTCGAAGCGCAGCTCGTGCTGCAGCGCAAGGAATTGCGCGGCGAGATGCTCCACGAGCGACGGCGCTACGAGATGGCGCTCGACGACTGCCGCGCGCGCCACCAGGCGCTCGGCCCCGTGCATACCCCGAGCGATCCGCCCGAGACGCTCCCCGAGGTGCATGCCCTCGACCAGCTGGTGCCGCGCAGTGACTGGGACCAGCTGGGTGAAGTGGTCGGGGAGGCGCGCTGATGGCCGGCGCAGACACCGTCAGCGTCGGCGTCAACGAAGCGGCGCCTGTCGATTATCAGTCGGCGGATCTGCGCGACAAGATCCTGACGCGCGTCCGCGACCGACGCACGAAGTGGTCGAAGGGCCGCGAGGCGCTCTTGGGCAATGCGTATTTGAACATCCTGTACGAGCGCGGGCATCAGTGGGTGGTCTACGACGCGCGCCAGGGGCGTGTGCGCCCCGCGGATGTGCCCGCCGGGACGCCGCGTCCCGTGACCAACAAGTTTGCCGAGACGATGCGCGCGTACACCTCGATCCTGTCGCGCGTCGAACCCGATCTCACGTTCGCGCCCGCCACCGATGATCCCGAGGATCGCGCGACGGCGGACGTGGCCGATCGCGCGATCCAGGTGATCGAGCAGGAGTGCGACATCCGCCTGGTGCGCCAGCAGCTGGCCGTCACGAGCGCCTACTGCTCGACGGCCTGGCTCGAAACGGGGTATGACCCGGATCCGCGATGGGGCGAGCGCAAGATCCCGATGGACGAGTGCCTGGCGTGCGGCAACGTCCAGCCGCCGAACCCCGCCGGCTGCCAGGGCACCGATCCGGCGACGGGCCAACCCTGCGGCTCGAAGCTCCAGATGCCCGCGATGGATCCGACCGGGCAGCCGATCACGACGAGCGTGCCCATCGGGAAGATGTACGCGCGCGTGCGGTCGATCTTCGAGCTGCTCTACGACCAGTCGATCAAGAGCTGGAAGGATCACCGCGAGCTGATCGACGACACCGCGATGTCCGACGACGAGGCCAAGCGCCGCTGGCCGGCGTTCAAGGACGACATCACGCCCAACACCGTCTCGGGTCCCGGCGAATGGTACCTCGGCACACTCGAAGCGCTGGCCGGCGCGCGCAACGAAGTGGGGCGCGGCGTGATGACGGCGCCCTTCGGGCGCACAGTGACGGGCCCGGCCAACCGCGTCACCGAGACGCGCTACTGGTGTCTGCCCGAGCCCGATTTTCCCGAGGGGCTGCTCGCGGTGGTGGTCGGCAAGGAGCTGCTCGTGCATGCGGGTCCGCTGCCGTACCAGCTGCGGACCGCGGATGGCAGCGAGATCCCCTTTCTGCCCTTCATCGAGTTTCCCCAGCAGCTGATGCCGCTGTCCGCGATGTCGAAGACGGTTGCCGATGATCTGCGCGCGAAGCAGACCCAGCGCAACCGCTGGGAGTCGCTGCTGGAGCTGATCGCGATGCGCACCGCGAATCCGATCTGGCTCCTGCCCAACGGCGTGGTCATCGACGCCATCACGGGCGTGCCCGGGCAGACCGTGCGGTACAACGCGCTCGGTCCGACGCCCGCGAAGCCGGAGCGGATCCCGGGCCAGGGGATCCCCGCCGGCATCCTCGGGTTCATGCAGATGATCGATCATGACTTCGAGACGCTGGCGGCCACCTATGACATTGCGAAGGGCGCGCGCCCGCCCGGCGTGTCCAGTGGCGTGCAGATGCAGATCCTCACCGAGCGTTCGCAGTCGCGGTTCGGGTCGATGTTCATCCAATGGGAAAATGCCTGGTGTCAGTGGGCCTCACAGGCCATCGAGATTTTCCGCCAGTTCGTCACCGAGCCCCGACTGCTGCGCATCCAGGGCAAAAACGGCAAGTGGCAGGTCGAGAAGTTCCTCGGCAGTGATCTGCAGGGGCGCCTCGATATCACGGCCGAGGCGGGCAGCGCGATGCCGCAGACCACGCTCACGCAGCGCGCCGAGATGGAGCAGATGTTCAACCTCGGGCTGATCTCGCCGCAGGATCCCGAGACCCGGATGAAGGCGCTAGAGCTGTATGGACACAAGAATTGGGCGCCGTCGTTCAGCGAGGACACGAAGAACGCCATCATGGAGAACGAGGCGTTCGCCCAGCTCGCGGCGAACCCGCAGGCGGTGCAGATGATCGGCCAGGTGCTGCAGCAGGCGAACCAGGCGCTGCAGCAGGCGCGCGCGCAGGCCGCGCAGATGGGGCAGGCCGGGATGGTGCCCGACCAGGTCCCGTACCCCGTCATCATGCAGATGCTCGGCGAGGCCGGGATCCAGGCGCCGCGCGTCAAGCCGGCGGTCGACGGCCACGTCCCGCACATCATCGAGCACGGCCAGGAGGCCAAGAGTGAGGAGGCCCAGAGCTGGCCGGGCCCCGTGCAGCAGCTGCTGGAGATGCACCTGGCCGAGCATCAGCGGATCCAGCACGCGAACCAGCAGGCGCCGCCGCCGAAGGTGGCCGCCGCGCTGCGCGGCGATCTCTCGCCGGATCAGGTGGACTTGCTCCTGGGCCAGCAGCCCGGCCAGGCCCTGCGACCGCCGCAGCAGTCGCAGGGCTCGGGCCTACTCCATGCGCCCAGCTCGGTGCATCAGTCGACCCATATCACGGGCGGCGCCGAGCACCAGAACCACGAGGCGCAGCTGCACGAGATGCACGGCCAGGCGCAGGGAGGCTAGGTGACGGTGAGCAATGGAGAGGTGAGGCTGTCGTGGGAGGAATGCTTTGAGGCCCTCGTCGTCGGCGTGAGGCGATTTTGCAACGCGCGACAGGATGAGCGACGACAACTCTATCGCCCCGTCTGGAAACACGGCTACCTGCCGGATCTAGAAGGGGCCTGCGCCGAGAAGGCGTTCGCAAAGCTGTCGGGTTTGTACTGGCCGGCTACGGTGCAGCCCGACTCGCGGGAGGGAGATGTCTCCGGCTGGCACATCCGCAGTACGACGCATGAGGACGGCGCGCTGATCCTTCACGAGCGGGATGCGGACGATGCGCGTTTTGCGCTGATGACGGGCTTCGCGCCGGGGTTCATTCTCCGCGGCGGCATCGACGGGGCGACGGGCAAGCGGCTGGGCAAGTTCCAGCAACGCGGCGACGGCGCGCCAGCGTACTACGTCGACCAGCATTTGCTGCGGACGATCACGAAGGGCTGACGATGGGTGCGCCAGGAGGATCTCAGGTTACCGCTGTAGGCAGCAGCGGATCGTCGCCCGAATACCCGGCGGACGGCGGGAACATCAACACCCCTGGTGCCATCCTGCCGTTTTTCGACGCCCGCCGCGAGTGGAGCCGACAGTATTGCTGGTACGTGCTGAACGTCTGCGACGGCTCGGTGCGACGCGCGGCGCGCCTGCTCGGCATGCAGCGGCACTCGCTGCGGCGGATCCTGTTCGATCATGCCCGCTGACATGCTCCGCGACCTGATGGCGGGCACGGGGGCCCTTGCGGGCCCTCCCCCGCCCGCGGCGCCCAGCTGGTGGGATCGGATCGTGGCCGCCGTCACGCCGTCGCCCGTGCAGCGGACGCCGGGCAGCTTCGACATCGGCCAGGCGCTCGAAAACTACCGCCAGGCCACGACGGGCGGCCAGGCCCCGGCTCTGCGCTTCGACCCCTCGGGCGCGGAGGCCCCGCTGCAGGAGCACGTGCCCTGGAGCGATCGGCTCTCCGCACTCGCCAGCTGGATGGGCATGGCGATCCCGGGCCGAGGCGGCCTCGGCGCGCCGACCCCGCCCGCGGTGCGGCAGGCGGTCGCGAAGTTCGCGGCGG